CAAAACCCCAAACATTCCCCCCAAAACCCCAAACATTCCCCCCAAAAAACACTATTTCCTTGACAAAAACTATTAACCTATATAATTTAAGTATAAATAAAATATTTTTTTACAAATTAATATGCAAGAATTGACACCAGAGCAAGAATTAGAGATGCAACAAGCATTAATGAGTCAGAAATTTAAATCAAATATTTCAATAAGTACGAATACCCCTTGAACTTCTTTACACAATAGAAATTCTAACAAAGAAGATAAGTGATATGTTTATGAGATTAATGAGCAGATAATAAAAGAAGCTAGTGATTTGTTATTAGAGAGATTACAAAATGGAGATACTTCATTATCTATAAAAGATATAATAGCAGCGAAAGAGGCTGCTTTCAAACAAAATCAAGCTATAGATTGATTGGATGATAGTTTAGACACTAGAAAACTTATACCTACACAGATAAATATACAAGTAATAAATAATTAATATGAGTAATAATATATTAGTATCAAAAAAGCAGTTAGAAGCAATAAAAACATTTTTTAGTGGACATATAGAAGACATGTTATACGGGTGAGGGGCAAGATGAGGTAAATCAGAAGTTATTGGTATAATACTAGCAATATGTATAGCTGCTTTCCCTAATAGTGCATGGCTATTATCGAGAACCCAATTAGCGGACTTGAAGGCTACTACATTGGCTACATTTTTTAAGGTTATTAAGAGATTTTGATATTGAGAGAAGAGTTATAGAGATAAAATAAGAGATGAGAGACATATAGAGTTTGTGAATGGTAGTAAATTATTTGTTATACAAGTAAATTTAGAGCCATCAGACCCTGAATTTGATAGAATTGGTTCATATTGATATACATGAGCTTTTTTGGATGAGGCACAACAGATGAGTAATAAGGTTAGGGAAGTGTTACAAGGTAGACTTTCTGAATTAGATGGTTCTTTTTCTACAGAAGTTCCTATGAAATATAAGGATTATAGTATAGATGAGCTAAAACCTTGATACACAGTTGAATTTAAGATAGTGTGAGAAGTACAGAGAAATGAAGAAGATTTTACTTTACCAAAAGATAAAATAAAAGAAGTAGTGGTAGACAATGGTAAATATTGTGCTATTATATGATATGATACACTATATATACCATATAAATTAGTAAAGAGTGAAATAATAAATTGAAAATTAATTCATACATATAGTTGGCATTTTAAGGGTATAATATTTAGTTCATGTAATCCTTGAACAAACTTTACAAAGACAGAATTCTATAATCCTTGGAAAAAAGGAGAATTGCCTTCATATATGGATTTTATACCAGCTAAGGTTTGAGATAATCCTTGGGTTGATAGGAAATATGTGGAGAGATTAGAGAGATTACCTGATAGTTCAGTCAGAAAACAGAGATTATTGTATGGTAACTTTGATTATGATGATGATCCTTGAATTTTGTATGACCAACATACAATACAACAAATGTTTGACAGAAAACCTGATAAATATGCAGATGATACACCATATATTACAGTGGATGCAGCCAGACAAGGTAAAGATAGTACAGAAATAGGTATTTGGAAAGGATTACATTTACATAAGGTTATAAAGATAGAAAAATCAGATCTAGTTAAACAAGCAGAACAAATAGAAAAATTGATGGGTAAATATTGAGTAAGTAGAGAAAATGTAATAATAGATGAAGTGTGAGTTGGTGGTTGATTAGTAGATATGCTTTGATGTAGATGATTTATAGGTAATAGTCAACCTTTACATCCTTATGCTGCTAAATTGCTTCCATATAAGAAAAGAAACTATGCAAATTTAAGAACACAAGCTTTTTACTATCTGCAAAAATACATGAAAGATATAAGTATAGATGTAGATCAAGATACACAAGATAGAATTATAGAAGAATTATTGACTGTAAAAGAAAAAAATATTGACAATGATAGTAAATTACAAATAATTCCTAAATCTTTGATGAAAGAAGAATTATGAAGAAGTCCTGATTTAGCAGATATGATAAGTATGAGAATGTGGTGGATAATAAAATATCATCATGAGAACCCAGTTAAAGAAGAGGAAGAAGAATTACCAGAAAAAAAAGACCCATTGTATGAATACATTATTTCATTTGATAATAAACAAGAAGATATAGATTTTGATATTTATTAAAAAAAATTTGATTTTTTCACAATATCACATAATATAATAAAAAATCTATTAGAAATAATTAAGAATATAGATTTTTTTAGCTATTTTTTATACAAAAATAGCTTTTTTTCTTGACTTTTTAATAACATCACATAATATATTATAGAAATAACATTAATTGCAATTAAATATGTTACAAGAATTGATACAAAAATCTTGAATGTCAAAAGATGAAATCTTGCTGCAAGTTCAAGATGAATTTAATAGATGACATACATATGTAAGGAAAATCAGAAAAGATTTTGCTGAAGAAGATAAATTATTCAGAAATGAAAAGAAGAAAAAAGACAAATTATGAGATTTTACTTACTACTCAGTATATTCAGCCTTAATGGCAAGGAGTTATGTTAATGCTCCAGAATGTAAATTTGAGACTACTATTTGAAATAAAAATGTAGTTGATAAATTAAATAAAGTTATAGAACAAGATTTCAATGAAACCGACATGGAAACATTGAAATATTTTAGAGACTCTAATAAATTCAAGAGATGAGTTGGTATTATAGCTAAGACAGGGTGGGATTGATATAATAAAAGATGAACATTTGCTAATATAGACCCTAGATTATGGATACCAGACCCAGATGCTGATTATGTAAATGAAAAATATGCTTTTGTTTGATTTCAAGATGATATTTATAAGAAAGATCTAGAAGCTTTATCTGGTAGAGAAATAATCAATTTTGATGAATTGTCTACCAAAATGGCTGATGATGGTAGTAAATATATTAAACAACAAGATAAGAGTAACAATAAATTAAATTATACTCAAAATATATCAAATAATACACATAATCCTCATTATGATGTATATTATCATTTTTCATACTTCAATTGAATACCAGCAATGGTATTGACAGCTAATGAAAATACAGTTGTATTAAAAGTTGTTGTATATAAAGCTGTTACTCCTGAGGAAAAGAAAAATCCATCATTAATTAAATTACCATTTGCTTTTACTTATTGGGTACCTGATGGGACACCATTTGGTATGAGAGTTCCAATGTTTACAGCAGACTCTCAAAAAGCAAAAGCTATTATGAATAATCTTAGAATGGATAAGGAGCTTGCTGAGCTTTATCCTATGTATCTTAGAAATTCTAGGCTAATACCTAATAAATGAGATATAGAATTTGGATTTAATAAGATAATAGACGTAAATCCATTAGAGTGAGAAGATGTAAGCAATGCTTTAAAACCTCTTCAAAAAGATTTCAGAAGTGATAATTCTTTCTTAATAGAACAATCAATAGATAGAAATATAGCTTCTACTACTTCTATATGAAAAATAACACAAGGTTCATTACCTAGTAGAAGAGAGACAGCTCAAACTAATAACTTAGTTCAAGATAATACAGATATAAATTTAGCGTTAGCAGAAAAAGTAGAAGCTTGGGGAGAAAAACAATTATTAAGATTAATGCTTAGGGCTTATCAAGAAAATTTTACTGATTGAGATAGAAAAAAAGTAAATATAAAAACTTGATACTGAGTATTGGGAATAGAATTAAAAAGAAAAGATTTCTTATCTGAAATGGTTCTTAGTATAAAAGTAACAACTAAGACAGATTTAAATAGAAAGAATGAAAAAGAAAAATTAGCATTATGAAATGCTATATGAATGATACAGACATTACCTATAACTGAAAGTGGTAAAAAATTCTTGTATAGAGAATACTTTGAGAAGATAGGTATGGATAAAGAAAAAGCTGAAAGGGTAGTTGATTATACACCAGATGAAATAGAAGCTTTAGACAATGTAGCATTATTAAATGAATGAATTTTGTTAGAAGTAAAACTTGAATATGATCCAATGACACATTTAGCTGCAATAAAATGAGCTAGACCTTGACTAAATGTAGATTTATATAGAAGATGATTATTAGAATTATACAAAATAAAAGGTTGACAAATAAAATGAGCTGCTCTTCTAGAATGATCAGAAAGTATGGCTAATAATATGGCAGCACAAGCTAGTGCAAATATTGCTAATGAAACAGCACAAATAAATAATAATTCTTAATTAAAATATTATGGCAAAAAATACAACAATAGTAAAAGAATTGAAAAAATATGAAAAAAGTGATGAATTTAAATCTTTATTAGAATATAGTAAAGATAAACAAGAAGAATTAAGGTTAAAAAATAGAGAAATTATAAAAAATAGAAAAGAAATTAAATTAGTAGGTTCTTATATAGATGAGAAGTTATGTCAAATAGAAGTTTTAGAAGATTTTATTAAAAAAATTTCTAATGATAATTTTAAAAAATATTTAGAAACTAGAGTGCAAAGATATTGGTCTTCAATAGATAATTCTACTACAAGAGAAGAAATATTTGCATCTGAAGTAGATTTAAATAAAGTAAGAAGAACAGAATATTTTGCTATTAAATATTATATAAAATATTGTATAGATATGTATACTGAAGGTAAAGAAAAGGATTTTTATAAAGGTCAAGACCCTTATTGTTAATAGGTCAATATACAGGGCTAGGAATAGCCTTGGAATTGGTTTATTAATAACCAAGCTATTTTATAGCATAATTTAAACAATATGTCAGAGAATATTAATCAAGAAGAAATTCTTGATGAGTCAATCCTTGAAGACTCTGCCTTAGAAGGCGAAAATGAAGATAGGACAGGGGAAGATGGTACTCCTGAAGAAAACAAAAAGAATTCTAGCAACTTCAAGAAGCTTTATAAAAAAGCTAAAGAGGCTGAAAAAAGAGCTAAAGAGCTTGAAGCTAAATTAAAAGAACTTGAAGCTGCTAAACAAGAACAAGATAGTTTATCTGATATCGATAAGGATGAAAGATTAGAATTAAAAATATTTTGAATCGAACATCCTGAAGCAAAAGGTAGATTATCTGAAATTTTAAAAGTATCTAAAGAACATAATATGGATTTAGATACAGCTTGGAGTTTTCTTAAAGCTACTACTCCACCAGAAAGTAAATCATATAATGATTTTGAAGTAAAAGGAAAGAAATCTGGTTGAACAATAGACTACAAGTCTATTTCACTAGAAGAATCTTTAAAACTATCTCCAGAAGAGAGAAGAGCTTGGAGAAAAGCAAATGGTTGGAGTGTTTAGCATAATCATCAAATAATTATTTTATAAATTAATTAAAAAAGATTATGGCTAACAACTTTACAGCTGCGGTAAAACAACATTGGGCTGATATGTTCCAAGAAAATCTTGAAAAAGAATTATTAGCATTAGAAATCGCAGGAGAAGAAAATATACCAAATGGTACAACTAAAAACTTACCATACATTAACTTCCAAAAACCAGTTAATTATGTTAAATATACATCTGTAACTTCACAAGATGCAATAACTGGTAATGATCAAATAGTTATCAATCAAACTCCAATGGTTCCATTTGAAATTGATAGAATTGACATGGATGATAACTATTTAGATGTAACTCCAGAATTAATTCAAAATGCTGGATATATGCTAAAATCAGCTATTGATTGAGATGTATTAGCACAAGCTATGTATGCTAAAAACTTATATGACAATAGATGATTAAATGCAACTTCTGGTACTTCTGCACCAGTAGAATTAACATTAACAGCAGGTACAGGTTATATACCTACAGTATTTGGTAAATCTAAAGCTAGATTAACTGCTGCTGGTGTAAATCCTAATACTTTATGCTTAGTAGTTGATTCTGATACAGTTGATGAATTATCTAATTTAGGTATTGAAAAAGGATTTAATGTAGCTGATGAATCAATTCAAAGAGGATACAGAGGTATGTTCAAAGGAATGAAAATATATGAATCTAACAACTTAACTGCTACTAGAACATTATCAATTGGAACTAATCCAACTGCTGGAGATTCTGTTACAATTTTAGGTGTTACATTTACATTTGTATCATCTTTATCTAATCCAGGAGATGTATTAATTGGAGCAGATGCTGCTGCTTCAGTAGCTAATTTAGTTGCTGCTGTTAATGGGGAAGCAGGAGAAGGAACTACTTATAAATCTGTAGAAGATCCAAGTGTATTAGCTGGTGTAACTGCTACAAATAATACAACTTCTATTCTATTTACAAGTAGATCTGGTAGAATGTATGCTTCGTCAAACTTAACTGCAACAGATGATAAATTTGGAGCTGAATCTGTTGAATGTCTTATTACTGCAAAAGGTGCAATTAGAATTGCATTAAGAAACAGTGTAGAAATTAAACAAGATTCTGACCCAGATAGCTTAGTTGAAAAATTCAAAGTATGGTCTAGATATGGTCTTAAAGTACCAACTAGATGAGCTGCAAAAATGTGTAGAGTTTCTATACAAGGTGCTGCTGCTGAATAATCGGCTAATACAGCTCACTAGAAATAGTGGGTTGTATTTAGTTTATTATTTAACTAAAAGATATTATGGCTGAAAAAAAAGAAGCTATTATGATAAATGTCTTAGTAGATGGAGAAAAAAAAGCTATTGATTGTTCTACTTTAGACAGAAAAAAACATCTTCATGTTTCTGGTAGAGAATTTACAGAAGATGAAGTAAAAGCTTTGAGAGCTGGGAAAGCTCCAGTTTATAAAACTAAATAATAGCTATAGCTTACTAATAATATTAGTAGGCTAGAATTTATTATTTAGTATGAAATAAAATGAACTACCAACAAATGGCTAATTTAGCTAGAGAACTAGCAAATGTTAGTATTGACGATTATCCTGATACTAGATTATTACCATTCTTTAATGTTGTAAAGGATGATTTTTGGAGTTATTTAATTACAGCTATAAGAGCTAATTATAATTGGGATATTTGGACAGTAACACAAACTGTTATAAATCAATCTGAATATGTTATACCAGAAGCTGCTACAGATAAAGAATGAAATTTAAAAATATCTTGATTATGAATTTGTTATGATTGAGATAAATATGATGATTGAAGATATAAATATGTAAAAGCTAGAGAAGTTAATATACAATCATTACAAAAGCATTGGAATTATTATTTAAATAATCAGCCAAAAACAGATCCTATTTATTATATAGCAGATAAGTCTATTTTTATAGCTCCAACTTTTGATAAAGTTTTACCAGATGCTATAGAGATAAGATGAATTAAAAATATAGTTGATTATACTGTTGATTCTACTGAAGAAGATATAAAATTACCTTCATATTTACATATGGATTTAGTACAATGAGTATTACCTTTTATTCATAAAGCAGAATGAAGATTAGATGAGGCTTCTTATGAACAAAAAATATATGAACAGCAAAGAGAATTGGCTGTTAAAAAATTTGCTAATAGAAGTGTATGACCTTCTTATCTTACTTTTCCACAAGATATAGTAGACCCAATATTATGAGAATAACAATATAAAATATGCAAACTATACCATACAATCAGAATTATTTATGATTTTCTCAAGATGATTATGTTACACAATCTTGAGAGTATTTAGAGTGATTTAATATAGATTGAATTAGCACATGATATTGAGCAGTTTTATGACCAACTAGTAATAAAACAATATTAACAAACAATCCTGTTACTAGTATGCAATTGTATCAATATTATAATGATATAAGATATACTTGACTGATTGCTGATTGAGAAATTTATAAGCTTAATTCTGCTGATAATACTCCAGAGTTTACTTTTAGTACTGATGATACTCAGTATGATAAAGTAAGAGTAATGAGTTCTAGATTACCAAATTATACACATTTTATTTTTATTGGAGAAAGTTCAACTTCTCCATGATATTGGGGGATACATAGAATATGAATAACTGATTATAGAGATTGAAATTGGGATAATATAGAATATGATAAAAAAACATTAATATCTTCTAGTTATACTCCTTTTTTACTTACTTATAAGAATATATTGTATGTATGAATGTGATCTAAAATAATAACAACGACAGACTGAGATACTTTCACTGATTTCACTTTGTTTAGATGATGAAATGTTATATGAATAACTACTCATTGAACTAGATTATATGTATATTCAAGACAAAGTAATTGAATTTGAAAAATTTATGTATGGGATTGAGTGTCAGATAGTGTTGATATGGTACAAAATTTACCTTTTAATCCAGCAAGAGTAGTTCAATATTGAGATATAGATTATTTAATAGATGAAAATTGATTAGCTTATATTTGAAGTTGATTATCTTTTCAAAAGATTTCTAAAACTAGAAAAACTAATAGATGATATGATAATAGTTGATTAGTAGATTTATTAAATTTTAAGGTAGGAGATATTGATTGAGTACCATTAAATATTTCTTTATGAGATTGATATTTAGCAGCAAATTGAGATACAAAAGTGTGAATATATAAATATGGCACTTTAATACCATGAACTAAAAAAACTATACATAAAGTATTGTGTAATAATTCTGTGTGAGATTGATTAGATCATATTTATACTATGGATAGCTTAGATTGAAAACTATATTATTCATATCAATCTTGAACTACTTATTGAGTTGATTATATAGATTTTATATCTGATAATAAACAAAAATATTGATATATAGTTTATCCAATAGAAAGAATACCAAACAAGATACATAAAGAACAGCAAATAAGAATAACAACTAGCAATACAGCTTGAAATAATTATATTAAATTATATAAAAGATTAGATAATTGAACATTAGAATTGATAAGAACAATAAATGATCCAGATAATTGAATATATAGACACAAGATTACTACAGAGAATAATAAGTTTATAGATAAGCAATTAATAGTTGAGTTATATAATGATGATTGATGAGCTAATTGACCTATATTACATTGATTAGAACATGATTTTAAAATTATAGAAGATTAATTATGAATAAAAAAGATATACAAAAAGATGATAAAACTTTAGTAGAAGAAAGTTATTACAGGCCAGAATATAATAACTATCTTCTAACTAAAGAAGAATTAAAGGTTGATAGAATACCTTGAATTAATGCTCCTAAAATTATATGAGTAATAAGTGTTGAATAATTTTTAAAAATTATTATAATAACATTAATAAATAATTATAAAATATTATGGCTTTAACTTCAGAACAATTTCAATGATTAGATAAACTAAAAAGCAAGTATAAAGATGACAATGCTTTTATGTCTTTTATAGACGAAAAATATTGACAAGGAAATTGAGAGAGAATACTTAATATGTATAATGAGTATAAAAAAAGTAATAGTGCACCAATTGATACACTAACTTGAGAACCAATAGGTACTTGAGAATTTTTACCTTCAAATATTACTTGAAGAGGAATGGAGGAGAAAAAAGATACTACAACTCCTACAGAAGATGGAGTAAAAACAGAAGAACCTAAAAAATTAATTCATACAGATTTAAAAACTGGTGAAAAAACAATAGTATGAAAAGAAGAACCTAAAGTAGAACCTACAACTCCTACTCCTACTACAGAAGAAAAGAAATGAGAACCAATAGGTACTTGAGAATTTTTACCTTCAAATATTACTTGAAGAGGAATGGAGGAGAAAAAAGATACTACAACTCCTACAGAAGATAAAAAAAGTATAAAAACAGTAGCTGACTTTAAAAAAGCTTGAAGTAAAATTGAAGATTTAAAAGAATTAATTAAAAATGAATATTGAGTAGTTTGAGAAATTGATTGAAATAAATTAGTAGCTGACATAAACTGAGAAAGATTTGAGTGGACTATAGATAAAGCTTGAAATCCTATTAAAAAATCACTTGGTAAAATCAATACTGAATACCAAGCTTTTGCTGATGAAAAATGAATAAAAACAGTTTTTGAAAACTGAAAAATGAAATTTGAGCCAGCTGATTTAGAGCAAGCTATTGATTTATACAATAAATTTTGAGAAGATGTTCCTGTAACAAAAAAAAGTAAAGAGGTTATATCAGCTTCAAAAATATATAAAACATTTTCAAAATATAAAGATGCACCAGCAGATGTTTTATTAGATTGAATGAAAAAATGAGAATTATGAACTTGATGAAAAACTTGGGAATTATTAAAGAAAATGCACTGAGGGGAAGAAACTTTAGAAATGAAGTTAGCTAGAGAAAAGTTTGAACAATCTTTAAAAGTAGATAATATAAATGATGATAATAAAGTATTAGCTTGAGAACAAAAAGTTGATAGTAAAGTAAAACAAGTAGAGTTAGAAATAAATAAACTTGATAATGATTTTGAAACTGCTGTTAAAAAAATATTTGCTAATATAGATGAATCATATAAAGAATATAAAGAATGAAATGAAACAATAAAAAACTTACAATCTAGCTTAAAAGATACAGCTTCTCAAATAGATGAATTGCAAGTAGCGAAAAGAAGAATTATGGATGAAATTAGAAAGAAATATCCATCTATGGATACTTCTACTCAAATAGCATTATATAATCAAAGAGTAAAAGCTATAGATGATCAATTATTTGTATTACAAAGACAATATAATAATGATTTATCTACATATAAGTTTGAAAATGAGAGACTAAAATGAGAATATGAATATGATGTTCAAAAGGCTAATCAACAATTAGCTATGATACAAGATTTATACAAAATAAAGAGATGAGATTTATTAGATGAAAAGAGATTAGCTTTAGCTGAAAAACAAATAGAAGAAGAAAGAAAATATAAAGAAGAAGAATATAAAAGAGCAATAGAACAAAAAGATAAAGAAGCAGCTAGAAAATTTGCTTATGATTTAGCTTTATTGGATTATAAACAAAAATTAAATGAACAAAATAAAAAAGATATAATCACATTATGATGAACTGCATATTTAGAATATAATAGAGAAACTAAAAGATATGAATTAAAACAAGCTGGAGTAGATGGAGTAACTACTACTTGAGTTAGTACTTGAACTACTTTTTGAAATGTTATAGTAACTCCTTGAACTACAAATAGAAGACCAGACAGAAATAATAATCCTTGAAATCTAAAAATGTGAGATGTATGATATTGAGTTGATGACCAAGGACACACTATATTTTGAACTGCTAGTGAGTGATATCAAGCTTTATTAAAAGATTTAAAAGCTAAACAATCTTGAAATACTAGGACTTGATTAAATGGAGAATCTACTCTAGCTGATTTAGGTAAAGTATATGCAGAAGATCCTAATTGGGCTAAATGAGTTTCTAAATTATCTGGAATACCTTTAGATACAAAATTAAAAGATATAGATATGGAATATTTGGCTCCATATATAGCTAAACAAGAATGATTTACTTGAGAAATAAAAATAGTTTCTAACAATGAAGATGTAAATTGATATATAACTCCAGAAGAAGTTTTAGAATTAAATGCCTTTAAAGAAGCATGAGCTACAGCATCTGAAAAAGCAAAATATAGGGAATTAATAAAGAAATTTGATAAAACATTAGATAAGTACAAAAAAGAAGTCCCTGAAGTAGATTTACTTAATAGAATGTTAAGAAGTGCTTGAGCTTCACAATGAGTATCAGATACTGATTTAAAATATTTAAGAGAACCATTAGCAGATTATATTAAAACTTGAGATAAAAAACCATTAATACAAGCTATTAAAGACACTATAACTAATGCTAAACCAAATAGTAGTCTTGATTATATAAATCAATATAATGATTTTATGGACTTTTATTCTACAGTTAAAAAATATACTCAAACAACAGATCCAAACATTAAAAAGAAATTAGCAAATGATATAGCCAACAAATTATGAGTAGATACAGATACAACAGAATATAAAGCATTTTTAACTTCTTGAAATTTAGATGAAGTATTAAGGATAGCTTGAACTTCATTTACAGATAGTTTTATTGAAACAATAAATCAATTAAATGTAACTGATAAAGATACTCCTGAAACAGCTATGAAAAAATTAGAATGAAGAAGAAAAGCTTTATATAATAAAACTAGAAGAGCAAGAGAATTTATTTGAGAAGATATGCTAAAAGAATTATATCCAGAATATTTTGGAGATAGTACAAAATGAACAACAAAAACAGAATGATTTAAGAAATTATTTTGAAATATAAATAATTTAGATTTATCAAAATACTTTATAAAGCAATAATTATGGAATATAAAATTTGGCCTTGAGCTTTTAAATGAAGACAACAAAGTATTTTTACTGGTAACTCAGAGAACGATAGAGAAATAAATCAAGAAACTCTATCTTCTTTATGAGTGGATACACAGCAAATAGATGAAAAAGTTGAAAATGATATACAAGAATTTAATAGTAAACAATATTCTTTAGATGATTTTAGAAACATTGTTGAAAATATTGCAAAATGAGAAAAAGTTTCTTTAGAAGAAGCTTATAAAATGTGAATTAATTTCGCTAGACAAAAATGATATACTATAGAATGAATAGATATAGACAAAGAACTAGAGCAACTTTGAGTATATGAGCCACAAACAGAAGATATTATATCTCAACCTGTAGAAGAAGAGAAAACATTATGAGAAAAAATAAGTGATTTTGGAAGAAGTATAAAATTTGAGTGAAGTGAGAAATTTTGAGTTTGACAATCTGTAATAGATAATTTGACTGCTTTTGCTAATTTACCTTGAGATACTGTAGAATGAATATGAGATTTAGTTGATTTAATTTCACATCCATTAGATACAATTAAATCATTTAATGAATTATGAAAAGCTGTAACAGGAAAAGCTGTATATTCAGTTTTAAATAAAATAACTTGAGAAGATAGAAAAATGCCATGAAAATCTGAAGAAATAGTTAATGCTTTATGAGAAGAGTTGAAGAAAAATTTTGGAACTCCTTGAAAAGCTAAAAAAACTTTAATAGAAAATCCAGTAGATACATTATTTTTTCTTAAATGAGCTTTAACTAATGTTTGAAAAGCTACAAAAATAAAAAAATTAGTTGATATAGCAGACAAGATAGACCCAATCAAATTACAAACTAAACCAGTAGGAACTGCTTTAAAATGAGTAAAAAATTTATGAACAGAATGATTATGAAAATTAACTTGATTAGGGAAAGAATGAGTGGAGGATATAATTAAATTAGCAAAAACAGAAGAATTTTGAAAAACTTTTAAATGAGAAAAAGAAGCAGTTGATATAGTGCACGATGTTAGTGAAGCTATAAATAAAATGAAATGAGAGGCTTCAGTTAAGTTTTGAAAAGATTTAGATAGAGTATTAAAACAATGAAATGTAAAAGTTAATTTTGAAAATAAAATAGATGATTTTGTAAATAAATTAAAAGAAGATTATTGAGTTGAAGTAAAGAAAACTAAAACTGGGAATTATGTAATAAAAGAATGACCTAACACTACATTAATAGAGGAAGATGTTAATGCTTTAAAAAATATAGTAAAAAGATTAAATAAGAAAAAATGAGAATTAACTTGAGTAGAAGCAAGAAATTTAATAAATAGAATATGAGAAGAGTCTAAAAAATTACAACATAAATGAGTTTTATTAGACTTTAAGAAAGAACTTACGAATGAATTAGAAAATATAAGTCCTTGATTTAAAAAAATGAATAGGGATTATAGAAAAATGATGAATACAGTAAAAAATTTACAAGATACTTTCGGTTCTCAAGATATAAAATTAGAAACAAAAATAAATAAACTAAATATGGCATTAAGAGATAATCAGGACTATAAGAAATATATGCTTAAAGTAATAGAAGAAGCAAGTTGAAAAAATATTAAATGACAATTAGCTTGAGTAGCTGCAAGACAATGGTTGCCTAGAGGACTTATATGACAAATTTGAATTGGGTCAGCTGCTGCTGCTATTACTTCATGAGTAAATATAATACCAGTATTAAGCTCTTTATCATTAGCTTCTCCTAGATTATTATGAACAGTTGCAAGAACATTGTGAATATGAGCTGATAAATTAAAAGGAGCTATCAATAATTTAGCAAAAAATGTTCCTTGATGAATTAAGGGAGTTCCTGTAAAAGAGACTTTAAGAACTTGAGTAAAAGGGGCTTGAACTGTAGAACCTATTTTAGACACTACTAATAATAAATAACTATGCCTAGACAAATACCAAATACTGAATATAATGAAGAAAGATATTGAATGTATATACAAGATAATTTATGAAATTTTATAGAAGATAATTTATGAAATAAGATAGAGTGACTTTGAATAAGACAGATAAATACTATTCAAAGTAGTTGGGATAAGTGAAGTAGAGCTAATACTACTTCATATTCTAATAGAAATATAATACAAACTAATTGGAATTAATATGACTAATAAATTTCCACAAGATTTCCCTGAAAAAACTACACCAGATTCAGATGATAAAATAATTATAGCTGATAGTAAAGATTGAAATAATAATAAAAAATCATCATTATTTTCTTTATGAAATGCAATTTTATGATGAACTAATAGTGATAAATTGCCTGAATGAGTAATAAATAGATTTTTTACTCAAGATAGAGAAGATACATTGCTTCATAAAAGTTGAGATGAAACAGCAACTTGAAAGAAAACTTTTGATGAAATAGAAGTTACTGATACTAATTGATGAAGTTGAAATATAACTGCTACTTGAAATATAACTGCCAATGAGTTTATATGAAATTGAAAATATTTAACTGATGTAAGTGCTAAAGCTTTTGTTTTTTGAGATTGAAGTGATTGAGATTTAGTTTTAAATGACTGAGACACTTTAACTTTAACAGCTTGAAATACATATAATTACAATAATTTAATAGTAAATAGTTGAGCTAAAATAGTTTGTGATAATTGAGAATGAGCTGTATGAATTAAAGTTTTATGAAAGGCTACAATAGATTGAGATATAGATATTACTGGTAGTGTGGCACCAAATACAAATAATATTTTTAATATAGATATAAATTTTTGAGAACCTTGATTATGATGAGCTGGTTGAACTTGATGAAGTTCTACTCATTGATGATGAGCTGGCTGAATTACTGATACTTATTGGGGATGATGATGAGGATGAGGAAGTGCTTCTAACTGAAATTCTTGAAGTTGATATGCATGAGATGGTTGAATTGGAGGCACTCCACCTTGATTATGATGAGCTGGTTGAACTTGATATTCTTGAAGTTCAACTAATTGATGAGATTGATGAATTTCAGCTTGATGAGGGTGATGAGCTGATGATAGTTCGTCTTATAATGGGTGAAATTGATGAAATGCTTATAATAAAAATTGATGAAGTTGATGAAATAAAAGTTGATGAGGGTGATGAGCTGGTTGAGAATATTGATGAAGTCCATTTTTAACTTTATATGCTTATGAATTAGATTGAAATTGAAATTTAATAGCTAAATGACAAGATTGATTACCTTGATGAAATTGATGAGCTAGTTGAAGTTCTGCTTGAGGATGAGGATGATGAGGATGATGAGGATGATGAGGATGATGATGAGCAATTTTAATTATTACAAATATAGATAATTCTTCATTTAATTTTGATGTTTCAGGTTGATTATGATGAGCTGGTTGAATTGGGTGAAATTGAGCTGATGATGATTGAGATAATTGACAAGCAGGAACAGATGGTTGAACTTGAAATGTAATTCAAAAAAACATTAAAGATTTAATTTAAAAAATATGAAATGATTAACACCAAAACAAATAGAATTAGAAAAAAAATATTGAATAAAATTTTACAAAAATAATAGATGAAAGCTTACATATAAAACTACTATTGAATATGAAAAACATTTAATAGAACAAAGATTTCAAGAAGCTATTAAACAAATAACAGCTTGATATTCACAAGCAGAAATAGACACTTGGAATACAAAAGTTGCAGAAGCTAAGAAAGTTTTAGCTGGTGAGTGAAGTAAAATTTTATCAAATTTATTAATTGAGTGAGAAACTCTTGAAGAATTAGCTACTAAAATTTTAGAAAAAGCTAAACAATATGCAGATATTTATTATAAAGCAGAAAAAGAAAAAAGACAGGCTTTAAAAGAATTAGAAGATAAATATAAAGAGTAAGTATTTCTTACTCTTTAGAATTTATTTTTTAATTGTAATTAATGGCAATTAAAGATTACATAACTGATACATTAGAAGCTACTCACTGCTTATCATTTGATAATACAGGAGAAGAAATACCAAATACAGGTAGTGCTTCTCCTACAAAAATAAGTTGATGAAACTATTTTTTTGAAGATAAGCCAGTTGCTTACTGAGTTTCTTATTCATTAGCTACAAATAATAAAGATTGAGATGATGAAAGTAGAGAAAATTGAGCTACATTAGAAAGAAAAAAAGATATTAATGATTGAAGCGATTGAGATGATAGTACTAGTTATGATTGGAAATATAAAGAAAGGACTTTATTATTATGGGCTAGACAAAAAACTTATGAAACTACTTCTGTTATTTATGAACAAGGAGCACAGGTAAATAATCATGCATTTTTTTGATGAATTTGACAAACTTTAACATATCAAGCAGCAGATGATTGAAGACCATTTTTAATAGCACAAGCACAATTTTTACCACAAGATGAAAGGAATTATTTACTTACAGGTATTTGGCAACATTATGATTATAATCCTGATTGAGATAATAATAGGATTTTATTTTATGTAAATTGAGTTTTACAACAAATAGCTGAAAGGGTTACAAATCAAGATTGATTTCCATCTCATAGTTGAGATATAAATGTATGAAATACAGATGATGATTTAAAATCATATAATGAGTGAGTGATGAAGTCAGCTATAAGACAATCGAATGTAAATTGGCTGACTATGATAAATAATAAAAGTCTTACTGAAGAAGAAATTAGAGAATTTTTTGAAAGAACAGTTATTCCTGAATATGTATTAGAAGGAACATTAGAAGAAATACAAGAGCAATTAGATAATTTTAAATGAAGTGAGTTTAAAGATATAAATTGTGTTTTTGAAATTAGACAACCTAGTGATGTAGATTGAGATTTTAGATTGTTTGTAGATAATATAAATTTTATACAACACAAATGGACTAGAGATATAGCTATTCAATATGTATGACCTAATAAACTAATCTTAGAAAATTGTAATTGAGCTAATACAGAAGAAGTTTCAACACCACCAGAAAAAGACCTAGACTGATGAACTACAATAATTCAAGGTTGATGAACTATTGAAGTTTTAAATAAAAGAATAAGATATTTTGATAATGCAGAAATAGTAAATAGTCAAAATGATAAACTAGTTATAGAATGATGAGATACTTATACTCTTAATGGTTGAACTATCACAGAAATAGAAAATGTAAGTTGAAATGATGTAGTAGTATATCTTAAAAATTGAGCTCCTATTCCTACATTAATTGAAACTAGTTGAACTATTACAATAGTAAATAATATGTATATTCAATTTAAGAATATTACTGAAAATGCTAGTTTATACGTACAAGATGATACTTGAAATAAATTTGTTTATGAAGTAGATTTAAGTTGAGATTATTTACTTACAATACCTAGAGAATATCACTGAAAGACTTTTAAAGCAGTAGTAAAAAAACCTTGATATAATCATCAACTTAGTGAATTTACTGTAAATGAATGAGCTTATGTAGAAATAAATGTAAATCTTACAAAAAGATTAAATGCAGATTGAACTGATATGTATTTATGAACTACAACAGATTTAGTTGATATAGAATTTGATGATATAAATCAAGCAAATATACTTATTTGAGATTGATATGCACCACTACAAGCAACTTTTGATGAAACTGAAATAGCTCTAACAACAGAAGCTGGTATGAAATGGCTTATTAATATATGAAGTGTATGTAGTCAATTTAATTCTGCTGGTTGAGATTATTTATTTATGTGAACTAAATGGAGACTTAAAAGAAGAGATAGTTGAGATGGTAATGCAACACTTAATGCTTTTGCTATGTCTGCTGATTGACAACCAGTTGATGATAGTAATTGAGATGTAAAATTCTTAACTTCTGATACTCCTACTGCAATAGCTAAAGCTGTATGGTCTGCAATAATATCAGAACATATTACAACTTGAAGTTTTTGAGAAAAAATCCAAAATTTAGATACTTCAAAGTTAGATGTAGCAGTAAGTTCTAGATTAGCAAGTAATGACACTAGATTAAACAATTTAGATGCTACAATAAGTAGTAGAAAACCTGATGTAGTTGATTTTACTGATAATGATAGAAATAAACTTAATAGTTTAGAAAGTACAATTCCTGCTAATGTAGATACATTAATAACTGAAAAACATTGAGAATGATTATATAATCAAAGAATAAATTGAATTGGTGGAATGCAAGATGCTAAATTAGCTTCATTAATAAAAGAATTAAAAAAAGATATACAAAAAGAATTAGAAAATATGTGAAAAACAATAGAAGATGATTATAGAATAGATTATTTAGAAGATAAAATAAATGAAATAATTTCTTCCAATAACAAAATAGCAAAAAAGCTACTTAATAAAAAAACTTCAAAAAAGGAGAGAAAAGATATAATAAGTGAAATATTACAAGAATCTATATTAGAAGATATTTTACAAGATTCACTTATAGAAGATATTTTAAAATAATACTTAATTTATTATTATGAAAACAATAGATATAATTCTCCAAGAGAATTGATATACAAAAGAAGATTTACTTAATTTTGAAAAAGTTTGAGTTTGTAATTGATGTTGATGAGAATGATGATTTAATTTTTCAAAGTTTTTAGAAAAATTAATAAATTTAAGAGAAAATAATAAAATTTTAAAATTTTTTATTTTAAGAAAATATGATAAAGATAAATTAAAACAATTATTGTTTGATTTATCTCTTATCTGCTGTATTCATGATAAATCATACAATGATTGAAAAACAATTTGTGATTTTTTAAATGCTAATTTTAAATTAGGTAAAAATATAAATAAATTATTTCACTGGACAAATTCATTTACTAGGTTTTTAATATTTATTTCAGTATTTTGATGAACTACAATTTTTTGATATAAATATTTTAAAAAATAATCTTGATAAAATAAGTATAGTAAGTATAATTGAGCTATACTTATTTTATTTAAATTGTAAAAATGCCTTCTATAGATAATGAAAATTTAATTAAAGAAATAGCAGAATTAAAAACAGAAATGAAATATATTTCTAAAACTCTATCAAAAGTAGAAAAAGTATTAGAAAATCAAAATGTTATGTTTGAAAAACAGAATGTAGCAAACAAGAGAATACTAGATTTAGAAAATAATGAAAAAGCTTTGTCTTTAAGAATAAGAAAATTAGAAGATTGGCAAATAAAAATAATAACTATAACAAGTGTTATAGCTACAGTAGGTTCTACAATAGCAGGTTTTATTTTAAATAAGATTTAAAATTATGAAAGAATTTATAAAATGAAAAGAAGAAGAAATGTTTATTTTTACTAATTATCAAGTTGATAGATTAAAAGAAAAGATAGAAACAGGCAGAAGTTATGAATTAACAAAAGCTTTATTTAATCATATTGAAGTATATAAAACAATAATTGATAATCTTTTAGAAAATGAAAATAAGAATAAATAGAAAATTTTGTGATAGTAATCCACATTTTCCAATTATAAATCAGGGTAATGAAGATAAAACAAAAATGTGCTGTACTATTTATGCTCCATTTATATCTTTAAATTGGAATTCTAATATTATTTCAAAATTATGACTACAAACAGAAGAAGAAGTAGAATTAATATTAGATAAAACAATTGACAAACAAGTAGATTTATGATTATTAAGTCTTACAAAATGATGATATTGAAGTGATTGAATAAAAGCAATAGAAAGAGATTTTAAAGCTAATGTTATAGAATTAAATAAATGGCAAGATAAAGAATTAATTAAAGAATTATTATCTAAATGATTAGCTTTAACTTTTTGAATAAATGTAGATATTGATTTTATTACAGATAGTGCAGACTGAGAATTAGATTGAAATTGGCACAATTATATTGATGATGATAAAAAATATTGACATTTTACTACAATAGTTTGAGCCAACCCAGATGTTATTAATTTTGAATGATGATATAAATATGCAATAGTTGATAGTTATGCTTGGAATAAAAAAGGAAGAGATTGGGTATATAAATTTAATGATATAGATTGATTTTTAGATTTTATTTCAATGAAAACAATATATTTAATATGGTAGAAAAAACAATAAATGTAAACTGAATTGAAATAGATATGACTACATATAGATTAGCTGATTTATATGATTTATATATTTGAGATTATAATAACCTAGAAGAAATTAAGGAAGCTATTAATAAAGAAATAGAAATAAGACAAAATATTTTAATTAAAGAGACTAAAACTAAAATAGGATTATAGTCTCTTTTTTATTTTATAAAAAAAAATACTATGACTAGAAAAAAAAGAATAATGACTATACATCATGTATACCCTAAATGGTTATGATGATCTAATCATCCTAATAATTTAAAAAGATTATCTGAAATAAAACATCAAGCATTACATATACTTACTGATAAAAATTGAAAAGCTCAAGCTCCAATAGAACAATTATCAACTTTGTTTGAAATAATAAGTTCTCCTATTATTAGAGATATAAAAGAAGAAATTAAGAATATATTAGAATTAGCAGAAGAAATTTGAACTGAAGCATATAAAAAAGAGTGTTTATTGTAAAAAACACTCTTTTTTATATATTTTTTTAGGTATTATGACACCTAAAAACAAAAACAATTATAGGTCACATAATATTATTTTCTATATTTATTAGATCTTTTTTTATTGTATGTATTATTTCTGATCAATTCTAACTTATGAATAATATCAAGATTATGTTTTTCTATTTCACATAAGATTCTGTTAGTTTTATTAGTTTTCTTATCTATAATCCATAAACAAATCCATAATACTTGAATTAAAAATATACCTATTAATATTATTGTTTCCATAATTTTATTTATTAAGTAATAATTCTATTTGATTTATATGGCTATCATAATAATTTTCCATAATCACCAATCTTTTTCTAAGTTTTCTTATAAGTCTATTTCTTTTATTTATTCTTTTTTTTAATTCTTTTATATTTTCTTCTTTCATAATTATTTAATTAAATTATAAATATATTCTATACATTCATCTGATTGTTCTTCTATTGATTTTCTTTTATATTTCCATAATTTTAATATACTATTTACATTAACTTTTATTAAAAATTCTCAATCTGGAATTAACAAATCATCCACATAATCTAAAATATCTCAAATCATTACAGGATGTCAGATAATCATCTCTCTATATGCTCATCTATAATTAATTCATCATAACCAAACATATTCATATTCTCTCTTCCTATGAATAAAACTTCAATCAGGAAGTTTTAAAACTCATTCTTCTCATTCTCATAATCTATGAGAGAAATTTTTAAATTGTGCATCTTTTGAATATTTATATTCAATTATTTTACTTCATCAGGTAAGATATCAATCATAATACATATTATGAAAAAAAGTGTTTGGTCTTTTAAATTTTATCTTACACCCAAAAGTTAATTTTTTATCAGCTATTTTTTCATAGATAGCATTTATCATTTCTTTTTTGTTCATAATTTAATGTTATTAATTAAGCTATTTAAGTTTTAAATATGAATATTCTCATACTTGAAAATATAGAATAGGACTTATTCTAATTGGTTTATTCTTGTAATTATATTCATATTTTATATTGTAATTTTTTATTTTTAAATATTTTTCTCAATTTATTTTTACTTCTTTAATTTCCATAATTAATTTGTTAAATCAAATAAAATTTCCCATTCATTTTCACATTTTTTAAGACATTCTTCTGCATCTTCTTCTGTATTAAAAACAATTTCATTTACTCATTTGTATGAGTCTAATACAATAAATAAATTATTACTATCAACATAACCACCAACTAGTTTCTTTATTAAATATCAAACATCTTTTGATAATTCAATTTTATTCTCCCAAATCCATCTTTTAATCTTAGCAAGTGCTTTTCTTTTCTCCCTTTCTTTTTCTGCTTCTTCTTTGGTTAAGAATACATTTCAAGCGTATATTGAATTTTTTAATAAACATATATTGTCTACTATATATTCTTCCGACAAATCTTCTCAGGCATACCAATATGTATCCCCCTCTTTTAATTCATATATAGATTTAGGTTCTTCTTTTATTTCTTCTAGCCAATTATCATTTTTTTCTTCTAATAAATTTCTTATAGCCTCTTGAAAAGCAAGATGTATTGAAACAACAGCTCAATTAATTGAAGCTATTACATTTACTCAATCATATTGAAATATAGTTCAAACTGGAAATCCAGGTAATTCTTTAATTAGTTTATATTTTTTCATAATTAAAATTTAACGAATAAAATTATAAATAAATTTTTAACACTAAATAAAGTGTATAAAAGAAAATTCAATAGAATATTAATTTAAATATTCAATAACTAAATAAATATATATCTACATTTGAAGAATATTTATTTTCTATAACTAATTGTGTAAATATTTCTCTTATATACAATAAAATAAGTCAAATAATTAAATATAAATAAGTATGTGTTTTTATTATTAAAATAATATTTAATATAATAAATAATAGTTCCATAATATTTTTAATTAATAAAATAAAATTAATTTCTAAATCATTTTTTTAATATTCTAAATTTGTTATCTAAAATATTTTTTATTCTTCTTCTAGTATTTCTTCTTACATTAAATGCTAATTTATATTTTTCATAAAATCTTTTTCTTTTGTCTCTCATTTTTTGTAAAAATTTATCTCATTCTACATTAGCTTTAATTCTGTATCTATTTCTTCATTTTAAAAGTTCACATTGTTTACAAGCAGATGTATAATATCAATGATTATATTTATAAAAATCTTTCATTTCTCTATAAATATTGCAAACATTACATCTTCTATATTTTATTCATTTATATTCTATATTTTTAAATCACTTTGAATTTATATATTTTTCTAAATCTATATATCTAACATTATATTTTTTAGCAATTGCTTTTAAACTTCATCATTTAATTATAAAGTCTATACATTCTTTTTTAAAATTAGGATAATTTTGTCTTGCTGTTTTTATTTTTATTGTCATTTTCTAAATATTGATTATATAAATATAATATACTAGCATGATTTCTTCATCATAAAATGTTTGCTATTTTTTCAAAAGTATATTTATATCTTAGTCTTAATAAAAAAATAAATTCTTTTCTAGCACTTACTATTTCTTTTTTTCTACTTTTTCATAGTATCTCAAATTCTCAAACTCAATATTTTTTAGCTACATCTCTCAAAGTTATTTTTATTAAATTAGTTTCATTTTTATAAGTAATTTTTTCATCTTTTAAAGTAGCTATTGTTTGTTCTATTTTTATTATTTCATCTAATAATTTATTTCTTTTTAATTCTAATTTTTCTATTTCTTCTTTAAATTTTTCAGTTTCCATTTTAAAATTAATTAAATTTTAAACTATTTTTTATTTTATATCTTACATTATATCCATAAAATTTAGTTCATCATTTATATAGTTTCCAACAATAATCTATTTGTTTATATGGATTTAAAAACCATTTAGCAAAATATTCTTTATTTGGATAATATGATTTTCAACTTAATATTTCAGGATGATATCAAGCATTTACTTGACAAATTCAATAATCACTCCATCAATTTGCTCAAACTCTATTACTTTTTCTAGTAGTAGTCCATCTATAATTTTCTGCTGTAAGAGTTAAAATAAAATCTTTATTATATCAACTTATTTTATAAGCATAATTAATCCATTTTTGTCTTTCATCATTTTTAGGTATTCAAAGATGAATTACTTTTCTTTGTTTCTTTAAATACCTTTGATGATTATTTTTAATAGCTTCTAAATCAGCTTTTTTAGCTTTTTTAGAATAAACGAACTCTTTAGCTTCTACTTTTTCTATTAATTCATTATTTATTATTGTATTTGTAGGCAAACTTATTCTCATAAGTCAACCTACAATTATAAAAGAAATTCAAAATCACATTAATATAAAAGCTGTTTGTTTTAATATTCTTAAAAATTTAATTTCTAAAAGAATATTTTTTATTTTTGTTTTTATAAAATTAGTTTTCATAATAAATTAATTATAAGCTAAATTACTTAATTCTTGCCATTTTAATTTTCATTTTCTATCAGTTCATAATATATATTTTCTTCATCAAAATTCTTTTATATCTCAAATTTTATTTGTATCATTTATTTTAAAATCAATTTTTGTTTTTCACATAATATATTATTAAAGTTCTAAATCTTCTTCCTT